CAAGCAGCAGTAGATGCAGCAAATGCAACTATTTTTCAATTAAACCAAAGTCTTAGTCCAGTTGTTGCTCAAAACACACTTAATACATCTAATATAAACAGTATTAATACAACATCATTAACTAACACTATAAATGCCGCAATAGCAACCAAAACAACTCTTGAATCAAATTTAAATATTAAAGCAGCGGAGTTAACTGCTGCAATCAGTCTGCTTCCCGAATTTGAGGTGGTTCCAGAACCTCAACCTTCTCCTCAGCCTCAACCAGAGCCAGTCTTTGTAGAAGTTCCTGATTCTCAACCTGAACCTGTTGAACCGCCTGTTGAAACCGATCCTGACGTTCCTGTTGAAGAAGAGCAACCATCAGACCCAGAACCTGAGACTGAGACTGAGCCAGAGCCAGAAGACGTTCTTGAGCCTGCTCCAGAGCCTGAATTAACTCCTGATGATTCATCTGAACCTTCCTTAGAAGACCAAGAGTCTATAGTAGATGATTTGGCTAGTGATGGCGAATTATCAGAGTCTGATGCAGAAGAAATTTTAGAAACATTAGATGCAGATGGTGAGATTACTTTGGAAGAAGTAAATAACCTTGCTGAAACACTATCTGAAGATGGGGAGTTTACTCAAGAAGAACGAGAATTAGTTGCAGAGGCTTTAATTACGTCGGCAGATGGTGAAGCCGTTACTGCTGAAGCAATAGCAGAAGCAGGACTTGAGTACAGTGACTTACCAGCAGAAACTCCTGTCGAAGTTCGTCAAGATGAAAACGGTAATCAAGTTATAATTACTGCAGAAGTAGCGTCCGCTTTACAACTCTTAGAAAGTCCAGCAGAACTTATTAGTGGAATTTTTAGTTGCATTACTCCGTCAGATGTTACTGAAGAATTAACTGAAGAACAAAAGTGCGAAGTATTAGCAGCGTTAGCAAATATCGGTGCTGATATGTCACCAGAAGAACGAGAAGAGGCAACAAAGATGGTTGTTGCAACTGTCATTGCTGCTGGTGCTGCAATTAATGCCGCAACTGTAGCGGCTGGAGTTGCAACAGGTTCTACTGGAGGAAGTTCAACTGGAGGCGGAAGTTCTGGTGGCGGAGGTCCATCAGGAGACAGTAAAGGCGTTAGGAGAAGAAAATCTTAAAAATATTAAAAGACATGGTTGACCAACTATGGACACTCCTTGGAATGTTTATTGCTTGGGTAGTTCTTGATGGAAGTGCAAAAACCGTTGTTGGTTACGCAATTTTAGGAACTTTAATTGCATGGACAGTCACGTATCCCCTGCGTAATCGAGAAGACTAAGGGACCATTTGTTCTGAGGTTGGGCACTTTGTAAGGAGAAGTATGGATAAGAAAGCACTAGAAGCCGCAGCAGCCACGTACCTACGTGCAGCAGCGGCAGCAGTTGCCGCTTTGTACATGAGCGGTATTACAGACCCAAAGACTTTAGCAAATGCTTTTATTGCAGGTCTTCTCGGCCCATTAGCCAAGGCGTTAAATCCAAAAGATAAGTCTTATGGATTAGGCGTTAAGAAGTAACTTCAAGAAAGGTAAATAAGTCGGATGACCAATAATATGATGATCACTATCTTTGCAACGATAGGAGTGATAACCGCAGCCCTTCTAGGAATTCGGCAATTACTACAACCGTACAAAAATAGGTTTGATAACTTCATAAATTGGTTTGAGGATTTTAAACGAGATTGGTCTGGAGAAGAGGAGTCTCCAGGCCGAGATCGTATTCCAGGAGTTATGGAGAGATTAAATCGCCTAGATGGAGAACTTTCCAGTAATGGCGGAAAATCAACAAAAGATGTAGTAAATAAACTGTACGATAACCAGGGAGTCCTTATGGAGGCCTTCGTTGAAATGGGAGAGCGCCTTATCAGTATTGAAGAACACCTAGCAGTTAACAAGTCTGAACAAAAGATTTAAGGGATGATATACCTATGAGCATGCAACAGTATTCAGGTGGTCCTAATCCTTTTGCTATTGCTGGTTCCTATATTGGAAGGATGTATGCAAAAGGTGCACGTTCTCAACGTGACTCTGATCAACATACTCTAACTCAAACAACACTAGCAATGCATGCCGCTCAACATGAGGCTACAACACGTCAAGTCTCACAACAGGCTAGATTAACTGAAAAGTCAGAACGAGGAAAACACGAAAGAGCAATTCATTTTGCAAATACTATTCAAGGGTTTGCACAGCCAGGAGCCCAAGTTTCTTTAAAGCATGGAGATATCTCAGCAAGTTATACCCCTAAGATGTCAACACCTCAAAACCCAGGAAGAGTTCCTGTGAAGAAGAACAGGGGCGGAAAGAAAGTTCCTTAATGGCTGGCGCAATTGATAAGGGCCATCAGTCCTATAACGATTTTAACTCTGGAGTATCAGCAAGTCAGAACCCTCTTACAACTGTTGATAAAAAAATCTTAGACTTTGCTATGAAGGTTTCTAAAAACCCTGTAATAAAAACTCATGGTCAAATTCTTCGTAATTTTGGAATGTACCCTCCTGAGTTTTGGACTCGTGCTCAAAAACTTTCAGATCATCCAGAGATAGACCCCCAGACAAAAGAACAATTATCCAATATATTTTCAGACCCATCACGTCCAGGACCAATGACTGGTGGAGCACCTATTAACGTTAATGGAAAACAGTTTTCTCATGGATTGGAGTGGTAATGGCAAAGACAGCAGCGTGGACACGTAAAGAAGGAAAAAATGCAAAGGGTGGTCTTAATGAAAAGGGCCGCAAATCATACGAGAAGGCTAATCCTGGTTCAAACTTAAAGCCACCAGTTAAGAAAGAACAAGCAGCAAAATCAAAGAAGTCTGCAGCACGTCGTAAGTCTTTTTGTGCAAGGATGGAAGGCATGAAACAGAAAAACACATCTTCAAAAACTGCTCGTGATCCAAATAGTCGTATTAATAAATCCCTAAGAGCGTGGGATTGCTAATGAAGTGTGTTAATTGCGATAAAAACGCAATGTTTGAATACAAACTTACAAAACAAGAATCTATCCTTTATTGTGGAAGATGTTTGCCATCCTTTCTAAATGATCGTAGGAAAGCAGGATTACTTACTATTACCCAACAATATAAAGATGATCAAGCATCTGCTTTAAAAGCATTAGCACCAAAACCTGTTGAAGCACCAAAAAAGAAGGCAGCAGCCAAAAAGTCGGAACAATAAATTGAAGTTAATTCGCAAGTTCGCAGTGCAGGGTCATGCCGTACCATTACACTCGCACAGTCCTAGAGGACCGTTCCCGCCTGAAGTTCTAGCCCAACCTCAGATGGAAGTGGACCCACAACATTCGGATTCCTTACACGAAGCACTAGACAATACACGCTTCTTCAAATGCAGGGCTTGCGAAGAAGTACTTCTTGAGACTGAACTAGACAATCATGATTGTGAGGAAATAAATGGCTATTAATAACAACGGTAATCTTCTAGATACCGCAGGTGAAGTCGCAATTGACTTTGTGTGGGGAAATTTTCCTATACAACCAAACGATGCTCGTCCAGATACAGCAGCAGGTCGCTTAGACCCAGCACTAGATAACCACATCATTGCTCTTTCAGGATGGAATGGTTTTCCACAGTATGCACCAAACACAGCAGGAGAAGACGTACTTGGTGCAACTGATTACGTACTTGTTCCTAACGTACTTAATCTTACAACCGCACTTGCGGTTGACGCAATGAAGGATGCTTCATTGACTGTTACAACTGCAACTTCTTCAGCAAACGCTTCTGGATTTAAAGCAACTATTAATAATATTGCAATTGCAAGCGGAACAGCAACCTTTACAACTACTGCTGCACACGGATTTACAGGTAATCCAAGTGCACAGACAGTAACCGTTTCAGGATTGACCAATACTCAATTAAATGGAACTTGGTTAATTGCTAATGCAGAAGGTTCAACCTTCACAGTGTTTAACACTGGCTTTACAAACGTAAGTTCTACTTCTGATAGTGGAACCGTTATTGACTCAAGCAAGGTTGGAAAAATAAAGGCTCAGAGCCTTGCAGCAGGACAAAACAACGTTGCTCCAGGAACAGCAGTTACTATCACCGCTTACGCAGCATCTTAAACTAAATGGCAAGAGTGTCAGGTGGAGGAGCATCCCGTAACAGACGGGCTGCTCTTCCTTCTGCTCAAGAATTATTAGGAGCGTTTTACGGTTTAGGCTCTAAACAAACCGCAGGTATTTCAAAAGTAACTGGACCTGGTACTGGCATATTTGCTGGTCTTCCAACTGCAAGTTCTGTTGGTGAATTCAGTGAATTTATTTCATTAACTAAAGCCAATGACACAATGCGTTATTATACTGGAACAAAAAAAGTAGCAAACTTAGCAGGAGAAGTATTAGCCCCCAATATTGATAGTGACGTCTACTACGTAGATAAAGATGGAAATTTTGTTGATAGATCTATATATCGTCAGTCATATGATGTGGATGACGATACTGGAGAGTTAATAGTTCCAGGTGAGAGGGGACCTCAATTTGGAGAGTCTGACGCTCCTGCTCCCATAACAGTTGTTCCAACTAGTACCTCTAACCCATCACGGCCACGGACAGTTGCCGCTGGATATGATCGTGATCGTCAAGTTATCACAGTTGTGTTTAGGGACGGAACCTTCTACAATTACTACGAAGTAACCCCTAACGAATGGCAAAAATTTAAATCTGTAGTTTCTAAAGGTCAGTACATCTATACGTTTTTAGATTACAAGCCTCGTGGTGCCGCAGATGTATCTACCTTATCAGCAACTGCTAGAAAGACCTTCTACAGGTTTACTCGTGCCGCTCAGTTACACTACGGAGGACGTCAGTCTAAGAAAAGGACATAATGCCAAAGGCTCACAAAATCGGACCAAAACACTTCGTACAATTAACAAACTTCCCTTTTAAATGGGGCTTTAAATTTATTGTCCGTGGTTGGACGCAGGAGATTGAACCCCCGTATCGCACATCTAACCCCTTTATAGTACGATTGCCTAGGTATAAAGCGTTAGTGTTTGGAGCGTGGAGTGGAATGAAAACTGAAGAAGAAGCCTTAAGTACTGCATTAGGAAGGCGGGAAGTTACTTACGATGATTTTACGGAAGAAGCGGGATGGACACCAGCCCCAGACTCGAATCGAGAAGCGAGTATCGACGATCTCTACTCCCGATTTGATTTCATGGATGGAGCAGTCGATGTACACGATTGGAAGACATATCACGATCTGGCAAAGGCAACAGAGTGAAGCAGACCTTGATGAAATTGTTATGGGTGCAGAGGTCTTTCATGCAATTGCTAGAGAGTTAAAGCGACGCTCTAAGTCTGTGTTATGATTAACTGTCTTACTCTCTTACAGGTCAGGCGCTAACCCATCCTTAGTGATGGGTTTCGCTATTTAATAAGGATATTATGTCATTTGATAAAGATAAGTTCGAAGAAATTACACCTGAGTTCTATCAGGCTGAAGAAAAGCCTGTAGAAGATCCAGTAGAAGATTTATTAGATGAACTATCTCAAAAGTTTGTAGATACTTTAATCGATAAGATGATGGACTTCTTAAAGGTTTTAGTTGGCCATGATCTTCACCCGTATCAAAAGCCGTTGGCTCGTCGTATTATGGAATCGGTAATTATAAATGATGGTGAAGAAGTTACTGCCCTTGCCTCTCGTCAGTCAGGTAAATCTGAAACAGTTGCAGACACTGTAGCCACACTAATGATTCTTCTTCCTCGTCTTGCAAAGTTATACCCTGATTTACTAGGAAAATTTAAAGATGGAGTTTGGGTTGGGTTATTTGCACCTACAGAGTCTCAGGCTGAGACCTTGTTTGGACGTGCTGTTACTAGACTAACTTCAGAACGAGCAGTAGATATTATGGGCGATGTTGAAATTGATGACTCTGCAGTTCGTGTCGGTGGTGTAACTAGACAAATTAAATTAAAGAAATCTGGATCAACAATTACAATGATGACCGCTAACCCTCGTGCAAAGATCGAGTCTAAGTCATTCCATTTGATTGTTATTGACGAGTGTCAAGAAGCAGATGACTTTGTTGTCTCTAAATCAATCTCTCCTATGCTTGCATACTATGCGGGAACTATGGTTAAAACAGGCACTCCAACTACAAGTAAGAATAACTTTTATAGATCAATTCAATTAAACCGTAGACGTCAAACAACAAAAGGAAATAGACAAAATCATTTTCAATGGGACTGGAAAGATGTAGCCAAATTCAACGCAAACTATGAAAAGTTTATTCGTAAAGAAATGTTACGTATTGGAGAAGAATCAGACGAGTTCCAAATGTCGTATAACTGCAAGTGGCTCTTGGAGAGAGGTATGTTTATTACTTCTTCAATTATGGATGAGTTGGGTGATACGTCTCAAGAACTTGTTAAAGTGTGGCACAAGACTCCAGTTGTTGTTGGCATTGACCCTGCTCGTAAAACTGACAGTACAGTTGTTACTGTGGTTTGGGTTGATTGGGATCGTCCTGACGAGTTTGGTTATTTTGATCACCGAATACTTAACTGGTTAGAGATGCAAGGAGATGATTGGGAAGAGCAGTACTATCAAGTAGTAAACTTTTTAAGTAACTATGATGTTCTTGCTATCGGTGTTGACGCTAACGGTGTAGGAGATGCTGTAGCCCAAAGATTAAAGTTATTATTACCAAGAGCAGAAGTAATGTCTTTAACATCTAGCCCCTCTGAACAGTCTAAGAGATGGAAACATTTACAGGCTTTAATTCAACGCAAAATGATTGCTTGGCCTGCTCATGCAAAAACTAGGCGCCTAAGAACTTGGAAGAGGTTCTATCAACAGATGGTTGATGCAGAGGTTCAATATAAAGGCCCAAATTTCCTTGTAGCGGCCCCTGATGAATCCTACGCACATGATGACTTTGTAGATTCTTTAT